GATGAATTATTTGCTTAGGAGATAAAATGTTATTAAATATAATAATTTTTTTATGGATATCAATTGGAACATTTTGTGGAATAGCTTTGTTTTATGCTTTACGAAGAATAAATCAATATGAAAATTTTATATTGAATATCCAAAACATAGTTAGTTCATCAACAAAAAGAATGAAACAAGTTGATTCAACTGGACATTATGAATCCGATGATGAAACAGGTTTCTTTTTTGAACAACTAAAACAAATACAATTAATGTTGGATGATTTATTTGAACCAACCAAAGGGGATGAGGATGCCGAGAAAAAAGAAAAGTAAAGTTTATTTTGGTAAAGATGTTCAAGATGCTATTGTAAGATATAATTTATCTGAAGATGATAATGAACGAAATGTAATATATAGAGATGAAATACATAGAGCTTTTGATAAGTTAGCTGAAAACATAATTAACACTTTTAAGTTTATGTATTTTGATGTTCCATTTAAAGATGTTAAGGCTGAGGTTGTGGCTTTTATGGTGATGAACATCCATAAATATGATCACACAAAAGGTTCAAAAGCATTTAGTTATTTTTCAGTTGTGGCTAAAAATTATTTGATTCTTCATAATAATAATAATTATAAAAAATTAAAAACGCATGATGATTTAGATTCAGCAAATGTTAAAGAATCTTTATATCACAAATCTGACAATGGTCATATGGAAGATTTAATTAAAGAGGTTATAAGATACTTTGAACACAATATACATTCTCTTTTTAAAAAAAGAAAAGATATTGAAATAGCATATGCTATAATAGAATTGTTAAATAAAAGGGATGATATTGAAAACTTTAATAAAAAATCTTTATATATTTTAATCAGAGAAATGGCTGATGTCGATACCACACATATAACAAAAGTTATGAATGTTTTTAGAACCCACTACAAAAAAATATTAAATGAGTTTGATAAATATGGTATGGTAAATCTTGGTAAAATAGATAAATTTATCTAAATATTATATTATAAATATATTAACTAAAAACCCACTTTAATCAGTGGGTTTTTTTATTTTATCAACAATTTTGATAGTTTTTATATTTATATATGAATAATTGTATTTACAGGAGATATGATGGCAGACAATATAGAAATATTTGAAGGTAAAACTTTTCAAGATTTGACCAAAGATATTTATGAAAATTCTCAAAAGAAAAAATTACAAATAGATTTGTTAATTCAAGAAATACACGGAATGATTACAACCATAGATGATGCTGTTGCTGTTGCTCCAATTATAAAAGAATATATGGAAGTATCTGTTAAAAATGATGAACACCTTGTTAAGTTAGCTGGAGTGTTACAAAGAATATTATCCAAATCAAAAGGTGAAACTGATGAATCATCTTTATTATCAGAATCAGAAAAAGAAGAGTTAATGTTAACCTTACAAGAAACTGTTGATGATTTACAAAAAGAAAAAGATAGATTGGAAACAGTAAAAGATAAAACTACAGGATTTATGGGTAAATAAATGGCTTCTACTTTTACAACAAGACAAAAGGCTCAAACAGGTATTGGTAAATTATTTGGTGGTTCAACCACTGAAGAGATTTATTTACAATTTGTTCCTGGAATAGTTTTAGATGTTGTGGTTAATTCTAATTCGGCAGCCTTTACAACCATTAGAGATTTAAATAGTATAATTGCTAAATCTCATGTTAGTAATGATGTTGAACAAGATTCTGTAAATAAAACAAGATACTATCCATTGATGAGGGGGATTGTTGATGTACCAACAAAAGGTGATCCTGTTTTATTATGTACATTTGGTGGTGTTAATTATTATTTAGGACCTTTAGCTACTATGAATAATCCAAACTTCAATATGGATCATTTGGATATACAAAATTATAATTTAGGTGATAATGGTGGTAAAGTAAGTATAAAAGATAGAATGAAAATATCTAAAAACTTTACAACTGTTGGAGTTAGAAGATTACAAAAATTATTTAATGCTGATTTAGATGGTGAACAGAAAGTTATTAATGAAGTGCATGGTGATTTGATTTACGAAGGTAGGCATGGTAATAGTATTAGAATTGGTAGTAGAGATGTTAATCCATATTTGATAATATCAAATGGTAGGAATCCTTCTAATGTGGTTGAGAGTAATACT